CCTGTCGTTTCGGCTCCAATAAAGCACAATACAGGCGTTAAGGAAGGGGATACCCTTTACTTTCATCACCTTGTTGTTATGAATGAAGGCCAAATGTTGACTGGAGATGACAACCACTACATTGTTCAGTTTGATCCAAAACAAACAATCAACAATCAGGCGATAGCTTACAAGAGCAAAAAAAGTGGACACATACATCCCCTTGCTGGTTGGTCTCTTATGGAGCCTATTGAAGTGGAGAAAGAAAAGCCTAGTGAATCACTTGAGGTTGTTAGTTTTAGCGATACCCCAGTTAAGAAAGCTAAGGTTGCTTTTGATGCTCCATGGATATCAGATCTAGGTGTGAAGAAAGGAGATGTAATAGGACTTCCTAAGAATAGAGACTACGAAATCACCATTGAGGGGAAAAATTACTTTCGGGTAAGAACAGAAGACTTTCTTTATGTCGAAGAAGAAGTTCACAACGATTGATGCCGCTTCAAGGCTTATGGCCTCTATGGAAAAGGCTATTAACAACATGATTGACGAGGTTAAGAAACCTGTTGATCCTGAGATCAATGGCAGTGCAAGAAAGGCTGAGCTTCAGTCTATTAAGCAGACAGCGACAGACTGTAAAGAGCTAATCGTTGAGCGTCAGCGTTTAGAGCAAATGATAAAAGACTTATCTACTAATGGAGAAATTGGAGAGGTCAGAGACTACAGCGGAGGTTTCGCTGAAAGATTCTCTAAGTGATTGGAAATCAGTAGTGTGGTACTACAATAAAACAGAATACAAATTCTGGGAGGACTCCTGGAACGAAAAAAAAATTCAATGTACAAAGCCCGAAAAATAATTGCCAGCGTCACCACCATTCCTTCAAGGCTGGCAAAGGCTGACGAGTCGATTTCCTCTATTATGCGCCAGCACGTATCTCCTGATGAGATTGTGTTGTGCTTACCTAAAGAAAGCTTGAGAGAGCCCTCAGAGGGGGATCCCTATGATCTGCCAGACACCATTAAGAATTTACAGAAAAGCGGACGCCTCACTATCATCAGGACGGAAAATGATTACGGTCCTGCTACTAAGCTTTTGGGCGTCTTGGAAAGAGAGATAGAAAAAGACTACACCCTTGACAATGAGCCTCTTATAATTACGTTTGATGACGATAAGTTCTACGAGCCAGAGGCTATTTCTCAAATGCTGAATCCTTACCTCATAGAGTCTGGATGTGTTATCTGTCGTAAGGGTAGCAACTTCTATGTGGTAGACAAGTCTCACCCCTTGTACAACGAGCAGTCTGAGGGGCTTATTGAAAAGCAACGTCAGTGTTTTGACTTGAAGTCACCTATGCGTGTTGACATTGTCTTTGGAGGAGGCATGGTAATGTATCGACCATCATTCTTTGATGAAGACGTTTTTGAATACGAGGAGTCTTATGAAGACTTTCCTGCCGACAGAGCCTTCTTTGTTGACGATCTATTCATTAGTGGCTACCTGGCTCGCCGAGGAGTAAATAAGGTTGTTGTAAACACCCCTAAGTCAAATCAGCAGCAGAAGATGCCCAACGGTATCATTGACATGAATACTGAAAACAAGGATATTAACCCTATCGCTCTTCTTACTCGCAGGCACAAGAATATATCTCACGACACGATTGAGTTCTTCAAAAAGGATTTCTCATCTAAAATATAATCGCTTCGGCGAGTATCTCCTCAAGCTTATACCTTGTAGAAAGAGTAACTGGTTACATGTGGGTTCAAGTCCCACCTCGCCGACTTTTAGTATATTTGAACATGCGAATCAAAAAAAGAAACTACAAAGAGGAGTACAGAAAGTATGGCTCTGGTGGTAAGGCCAAGAAGTACAGGGCTTCTCTTAATCGCATAAACAGAAGGAAGGGCAACTATGGAAATGGTGACGGACTTGACGAAGCCCACATAGGATCCTCTTCAAAAACTAGACTGCAACCACAATCTAAGAACAGGGCTAATCAAAGACCTTCTCGCAGAAACAGCGTGTAAGTGTATGCACCTGTAGCTCAGCTGGATAGAGCATCTGCCTTCTAAGCAGACGGTCACAGGTTCGAATCCTGTCAGGTGTACGAAATTTAATTAAGATGGCTAAAATTCAAGTAAACAACTACAAGAAGAAGCGCGTGCGCCGCAAGGGTGTTCACGCTAAAACTAAGCAGTCCAGCTCTAAGGGAGCCTCTAATTACAAGAAGCCCTACGCTTCTCAAGGCCGATAATCATGGCTATGTATAAGTGCTCTTGCGGAAAGACTAAGGAGGCCTCTGGCGTTAGCATAAAGTTTATTGACGGGAAGGCTCGACACGAAGTAAAGTGTGAATGCGGAGAGTACATGGAGCTCTCTAACCCCAAGTCAGGCGCCCCCAGCTTTAGAAGCAATAGGTATGGGCAAGTATTCTGATGAGGATGTTATCCCAATTTGCCCCAAGGGTACAAAGGGTGAAGTTCTTGAAATCGGTGGGCTACTCATTGCACTTCCCGCTCAGCCTCCCAAGAAAGAAATTGCAGGACATGGAAGTCCAAACCACATGCAGCTGTGGAAGAGGGTTTCTATGCCAGAGGAGTTGTCTCGGATTAAGTCTATGGATGAGTGGGGGGAGATGCCAAGGGAGTTTAGACAAAAGTTTTCTCCGTATATCGAAGAGGAGTTTCGTCGTAGGCGTGAAGGCTTTTGGTTTTTTAATAATGGTGAGCCTACATATATTACGGGCAGGCACTACATGATGCTCCAATGGACTCGAATGGATATAGGATATCCAGACTATTTGAAGTTCCAAAGAGATATTTTCTTACATTTGTCAGCGTGTGAGGCGGATCAGCGCTGTATTGGCCAGCTGTACACTAAGTGCAGGCGGAGTGGGTATACGAATATCTGCTCCGCTGTCCTTCTAGACGAAGCGACTCAGGTCAAAGACAAGCTCCTTGGTATCCAGTCAAAGACTGGTAAGGATGCTCAAGAAAATATATTTATGAAGAAGGTGGTTTACATGTTCCGCCACTACCCCTTCTTTTTTAAACCCATTCAAGATGGTACCACTAACCCACGCATGGAGCTGGCTTTTCGCGAGCCGAGTAAGAGAATCACGAAGAAGAATAAGACTTCGCAGAAAGGCGAAGCTCTTAATACGGTAATAAACTGGAAGAACACAACTAACAATGCGTATGATGGAGAAAAGCTCCACATACTGTATTTAGATGAGGCTGGAAAATGGGAAAAACCTACAGACATAAGGGACGCCTGGAGGATTCAGCGGACCTGTTTGATCGTCGGGCGAAAAATCGTCGGAAAAGCTCTAGTCGGAAGCACAGTAAATCCGATGGACAAAGGGGGGAAGGAGTACAAGGATCTGTGGGCGGATTCGAACCCCATGGAGCGGAACGCGAATGGGAGGACTAGGTCTGGTCTCTATAGACTTTTCATCCCCGCCCACGAATCTCTTGAAGGGTTTTTTGATGTCTATGGCAACGCCGTTTCAGAAGACCCAGAGTCTACTGTAGATGGGCTTGATGGAGAGCCAATAACCATTGGCGCCAAGACTTACTTAAAGAACGAGAGGACTAGCCTCAAGCAAGACCCTTCTGAGCTCAACGAGGTCACTAGGCAGTTTCCTTTTACTACTGACGAAGCCTTTAGAGATAGTATTGACGGTAGCCTGTTCAACATTGGTAAGATATACCAACAGGTAGAGCACAATGACGAGCTGTTTCCAAACCCAGTTGTAAAGGGTAATTTTGTTTGGAAAGTAAAAGACAAAGAAGTTGTTTTTTCGCCTGATCCTCACGGAAGGTTTAAAGTCTCCTGGATGCCACCCACCAATACGAGGAATGTAATTAAGACGCAGAGAGGTAAGATGGTTGCTCCGTTCCCCGAGTATGGCTGTGGCGGGGTTGACTCTTACGACCTGGACGCTACCATGGATGGAAGAGGCTCTAAAGGTGCCCTGCATCTTTACAACAAGTTTTCTATGGACAGGCCCTCTAATATGTTTGTTCTAGAATATTCCTCCAGGCCAGATCTTGCTAAGATCTTTTATGAAGACGTACTTATGGCAGCGTTTTTTTACGGCTATCCTTTGTTGATTGAAAACAATAAGTACGGTATTGCAAGATACTTTGAGTCAAGGGGTTACGATGGCTACCTAATGGATAGACCGAAGCACCTTATGCCGAGCAATAAGAGTGGCATAGTCGTGAAGACTAAGGGGATACCGTCTAACTCTCAGGACATCATACACTCTCACGCTCAAGCTATCGAAGCCTTTATTTTTGATCACGTTGGAATCAACTCTGAGTCTGGCGAGATGGGCAAGATGTACTTTAATGAAACCCTTGAGGACTGGATTGGTTTTAAGATAGATAAGAGAACCAAGTTTGACCTTACAATAAGTTCTGGCCTAGCTCTTCTTGCTGCTCAGAAGTCTAAGGAAAAGCCCAAAAAGAACTTTGCTGAAAGGCAGTTTTTCAGGAAATATAACGTAATAGGGTGATTCCTTATATTTGCACAAATTGCCCCCATAAATGTACGACAACACCAACAAGAATAAGGGAGGGTTCCCAAATCCGTTGGAGAGCCCTGAAGTAAAGGCCTCCAAGGAATATGGCAAGAAGTACGCAAAGGCTATTGAGGAGCAGTGGGGTAAGCTGACTGACACCTTTTCTCCAGTTGCTAAGAGAAACAAAGACTTTAGCAAGAATAGAGCTTACGCCACGGGTGTCCAAGACACAAGCATCTACAAGCAGCTTCTAAGATCCTTGAATCCAAACGAAGCTGATGGGAGTTTGATGAACATGGATTACACTCCAGTTCCCATTTTGCCAAAGTTTGTCAGGGTAGTTGTAAACAAGATACTCTCAAGAAACCCATATCCAAACCTAGAGGCTATAGACCCTCTTTCATCTTCCGAAAAAAACGAGAAGAAGAAAAAGACTCGCCTTCAAGTAGAGGCAAGAGACGAGCTGGTTCAGCTGAAGGAGCAGACGGGAGTTGTTCTTGACATGGACCCAGAAGAAATCCCAGAGACCCTTGAGGAGGCTGAGATTTTTATGGACACAAACATCAAGACGGATGGAGAGATTGCTGCACAGATTGGCACCGATCTAACTCTTACCTGGAATAACTTCAATGATTCCACAATGCGTCGATTGGTAAATGACATTGCCACTCTTGGTATGTGTGTCACAAAAAGAACCAACGACCCTTCATACGGTATTAAGGTTGACTATGTTGATCCCCTGAGGTTTATCCATAGCTACACTGAGGATCCAGGAATGAACGACCTGAAGTATGCGGCTTCTCTTTTGGACTTAACCATTGGCGATCTCAAAAGATTGGCTGGATCTGAAATTTCTGATGATGAATATCAGAAGATGGCTCAGAAGGTTTCTGGTAAATACGGAAACGATTCTAGCAAGCTGAATCAAAGTCATTACGATGACAGGCTTCAGAAAACAATATACGGGTACGATCAGTACAAAATTCAAGTTCTTGACTTTGAGTTCATTAGCGTGGATAAGATGCACTTTGAAGACAAGGAGAGCAAGCATGGTAACAGGGGCTTTTACTACAAGGGGTCTTCGTACACACCTCCAAAAGAGTCAGTGTTTGAAAGAAAGTCTTCTTGTCTACATGTAGAGTGTGTGTACGGTGGTATGTACGTTGTTGATTCTCAAACCGTGTTCAACTATGGCAAGAAGAACAACATCCCAAAGAACATACACGACCTGACCAGGGCAACCCTTTCTTTCAGTGCTGTAGCGACGAACATACAGAACATGGCGCCTAAGTCTATGGTTAACAGCTGTATAGGTTTTGCAGACATGCTTCAGCTCACCCACCTTAAGATCCAGCAAGCCATTGCTAAGGCCAAGCCCGACGGTCTTATTATTGATATCGAGGGGCTAGAGAATGTTCAGCTGGGCAAGGGCGGGGAGCTTCAGCCTCTTGACCTTCATGATATTTACGAGCAGACTGGTGTTTTCTACTACAGGAGCAAGAACCCAGAGGGTGGGTTTCAGGGGGCTCCTATTCAGCAGATTCCAAACAGCATTAGAAATATCAATGAGCTAATAGGTATATACAATCACTACCTCCAGCTTATTAGGGACGCTACTGGAATCAACGAGGCTATGGACTCTAGCTCTCCCAAGGGGGATGCCTTGGTGGGGGTTCAAGAGCAGGCTATAGCTGCGGGCAACAATGCTATCTACGATGTGACAAACGCCTCTATGATCATCTACAAGAAGGTTTGTCAGGATGTGGTGAAGTGTCTTCAAATTATAAGCCCTGAAAGTGTATTGTACAAGGCTTACGAGAATGCAATAGGATCAGAGAACATGAAGGCTTTGGCCTCTTTCTCTGATTTGCCTATGTTTAACTTTGGCGTTACCGTCATGAAGGATATGGATGTCTCTGAAAAGCAGTACCTTGAGCAGAATATACAGATGTCCATTCAGCAGCAAGAGATAACTCTTGAGGATGCTATTGCGATAAGAAATCTTAAGGACGTAAATCAAGCAGAGAGACTTCTTGTTGTGAGACGCAAGAAGAGAAGGAGAGAGATGGAAGAGCAGGCTAAGATGAACTCTGAGATGCAGGCCCAGCAAGCTCAGCAGGCCGCTCAGTTGGCTGCCCAGTCAAGACAGCAAGAACTTCAGGTTCAGTCGCAGCTTGACATTCAAAAGATGCAGGCTCAATTTCAAATTGATCAGCAGCTTAATGCTATGCGCCATGAGTTCCAAAAAGAAATTGAACTTATCAAGGCTCAAGCAACACTTGGATTTAAGACTGAAGACGAAGAGTTTAAGGAGAAGCTTGAG